TCTTCATTTATTCCTTCTATTTTACCATTATCTTTTACACCTATCATATAAAAACATTCTCCTTTACCTTCATTTAATCTATATCTCATTTGTGTAGCCAATTCATCAATTCTTTCTGTTTTCAGTAGCTTTAATTTATATTCAATATTCCCCGTATCACTTTCAGGCTGCATTTTATTATATTAATTTATTTCTTAAAATTCATTTTAAAAATTATATGAAATATAATTTAAAGATTATTCTAATATATATAAATGCCAAAAATAATAGATTGTTTTATGTTTTACAATGAGCTAGAAATATTAAAAATTAGATTGCATGAGGTATATGATGTCGTAGATCATATAATTTTAGTTGAAGCAACAACTACACATACAGGGAACCCAAAACCATTGTTTTATACAGAAAATAAAGATATGTTTAAAGAATATAATGATAAAATAATTCATTTAGTTACTGATTTTACCCCAAAATATCATTTTGTTGAGTCTATAAAAAATTGTGAAAGTTGGAATATACTTGGTAAAACAGAAGCATGGTATAAAGAACATTATCAACGTGAATGTATACAGTTAGCTTTAAAGGATCTTAATTTAAACGATGATGACTTGATTATTTTAACAGATGTTGATGAAATACCAAATAGAGAAGTAATTAAAAATTTAAAAAATATTACTATATATGATTGCATTTATACACTTGAAATGACATTATACTATTATAATATAGAATTAACAATAACAAATTTATGGACAAAAGCAAAAATGTTTAATTATAAAACATATAAAAATCACAAATTATTAACAGATATCAGAGAAATTACTTATGGTATAAAAATACTAAATGGAGGATGGCATTTAAGTTATTTTGGAGATGTTAATTTTATAAAAAATAAACTAGAAAGCATTGCTGACGATGATCAAGATCCAAAACATAAAGATATAAAACATATACAAGAATGTGTAGATAAATGTCTTATAAGTTATAATAAAAAACAACTTATTCACATACCCTTATCTACTAACACAAACACTCCACGTTTTTTTCAAAAAAAAGTTTAAATCTAGTTTAACAAAAACATACAATAATTTTAAATCTAAAAAGATTTAAAAATAACTTATTTTATATTTTCTATCTTTTTAATATATTTTTCTATAGTTGTATCTCCTTTAATACCATTATTAATAAATTTTTTACACGACTCACCACCGTTATACCAATGAATTCCCCATGTATTACCACTTACTAAATCCACATTAGTCTCAAAGAATAAATGTATAACACTCCAAGTATATGGATAAATATCAGTAGTATTTTCACATCTTGTCTTTCCATCATTAAACAACGCTTGAGAAAAACAATATCTCCATAAGTTTGGCCCAATATACTGATAATATATATTAGTATCAAGACTTTTTACAGTATTTAATAACACATCATAAATAAATTTTATTTTATTATTCTTACATGAAGACGCTATTAATCCTGTTGCTATTGTATCTTCATAAGAAAAATATATTATATCTACTGTATTATTAAATATTGTCTCTGGTATCTTTTTAATAAACAATATATCAAAATCAAACCATACTCCCCCATGTTCGTATAACTTTATAATACGAGTAATATCCGCTTTATAAACATATGAAATGTTATTTGGAATATTATATTCTTTTTGAAAATCTATTGTCTCTAATATTATATTTGGACTTATATTTAATATATCACTAAAAGGTATTTTTTTCTCCATATTTGATGAATGTTCTCCACCAACCCACTTATTACCCATAATACCATCAATACCTGTATATATAGTTATTTTTTTATCAGGATTTAATTTATGTAAAGAAAGTATTGTCATATAATGAAGATACGATAAAGACTCTCCTTCCCAAAAAGTAAAAATTTTATCAGGTATCATTTTATTCTTTGAAAATTTATCTTTAAATACAATATAAAATATATCAAATTTCTGGACCAAAAAAAGTTTTAGATCTTGCTCTTTCATCTATACTATTTACACAGTCTATTATGGATGAAAATATAATTCCATTTACATCATACCTATATTCACTTACACCAGCATTAATGCTTATAACATATGTTTTTCCATCTATTTTACACTTATATGTTACAATTCCACTTTTATCCATTTTATATTAAAATTATTTTTTAGAATTTATAAAAAATCATTAAATTTAAATATATATAAATATATTTAAATAACTTATTATATTAACAATATTTTAAGAACCACAACTAACGCATCCTTCTTCGCTTTGCGCTTCTTCACCTTTCTCTACAACTACCTCCTTCATAATGCTAAACTTTACAGCTTCTGTCGCTGGTTTTGATCTTAAATAATAAATACCATTCTTTGATCCTCTCTTCCAACTATAAAGATGCATACTTGATAACTTACTAATAGTCGGCTTTGCTATAAACAGATTAAGACTTTGAGATTGATCTATAAATGCCCCACGATCTACCGACATATCAATTAGAGTTTTTTGAGAAATCTCCCACACCGTCTTATATAAATTTTTAATATTTTCAGGAATACCATCAATTGACTGAATTGAACCACCTGCCAAAATAATCTTATTTACAATATCTTGAGACCACAAACCCAATTCATTCAAATCCTTATACAAATACTTATTTACTATAGTAAAATCACCTGATATCACCTTTCTAGAATAAATGTTTGATGTAAAAGGCTCAAACGCCTCATTATTTCCTAAAATCTGTGCTGTGCTCGCTGTTGGCATCGGCGCCACAAGAAGACTATTTCTCATACCCTTCTTTACCATCTTCTTCAATCCATCCCAATCATAATCTGTTATAGGTTTAACATTCCACATATCATATTGTAAAACTCCATTACTTGCCGGAGATCCCTCAAAAAAATCATAACTCCCATACACTTGTGCTAATTCTGCTGACTTTTTAACCGCATGAAAATATATAGTCTCAAAAATACGCTTATTTAAATCTGCCGCTTCTAAACTATCCCAACTATATTTAAGAATAGCAAACACATCTGCTAACCCTTGAACTCCAATACCAATAGGTCTATGCTTAAGATTAGTATTCATCGCCTCCGGAACCGGATAAAATGTTCTATCTATAACATTGTTAAGATTTTCAACAATCATCTCAGTAACACGACCAAGTTCATTAAAATCATATACTCCATTATTTATATACTTAGGAAGAGCAATACTAGCAAGATTACATACCGACACATTGTCAGGATCAGTGTACTGGACTACTTCGGAACAGAGATTTGACCCACGAATCACTCCAATATTTTTCTGATTATTTTTCTTATTTACACTATCCTTATACATTATATATGGAAGCCCTGTCTCAATCTGTGAATTAATAATTCTAGACCAAATCTCTTGTGCTTTAATTTGCGTTGTATATAATTTCTTTTCAACAGCATCTCTATACATATCTTCAAACTCTTTTCCATACACATCTTGTAATCCTTTACCATAAGTTTTATAAATAGTATGCGGACAAAATAGACTCCAAATACCATTCTCCTCTACCGCCTTCATAAACAAGTCTGGAATCCACATAGCAATAAATATATCACGTGCTCTCAACTCCTCCTTACCATTATTCAAGCGTAAATCAAGAAATTGTAAAACCTCAGGGTGATGAGGCTCCAAAAACACAGCTATACTACCCTTTCTCTTTCCTCCCTGTGTAATATGTCTTGCCGTATCATTAAAGACCCTAATCATTGGAATAATACCCTCAGATACCCCACCAGAAGAACGAATATCCGATCCTTTAGCTCTAATATTTGAAATATTAATACCAATACCTCCAGAATGCTTTGATATAAGCGCACATCTCTTAATACATTCATACATACTTGACACACTATCACTCATTCCAAGTAAAAAACAAGAAGATAATGCCGGATATTTTGTCCCAGCATTAAATAGTGTGGGTGTAGCGTGTGTAAATTTACCTAGAGAAAGCTCGTTATATGTATTGATAACTTTTTCAATATTTCCACAATGAATTCCTAGAGCTACTCTCATCAACAAATGTTGAGGACGCTCTACAATAGCATTAGTCTTTGGGTTACGCAATAGATAAGTCTTTTCAAGTGTTTTAAAACCAAAATAAGCATAATTATAATCTCTAGAATAATCTATTGCTGATTCAATACTCTCTCTATTCTCTAGAGCAAACTTTACTACTTCTTCATCATACACATTTACAAGTTCTTCAATAACTTCCATAAATGTTGATGATGTATTTTTATGTAGATTTGAAATAATAATTCTAGCTGCTAGTGTATCATAATCAATATTTGAAGTCATAAGACTACACGCAGTCTCTGCTGCTAACTCATCTATCTGTCGGGTTGTCATACCACTTGTTAAACCATTAATAACTAGTTTAGACAAATAAGCGGTATCTATATTCAGGTCTTTTGATAGTAATTTATTTCTCTGGGTAATCTTATCAAACTCTACTTCAATCTTATTTCCGGATCTATTAATGACGTACATATTATTTATTATTAAAACTTTTAATTTTAAAAAATCATTTTTATTTTTAATTATATAAATAAAAATGTATGAATACACAGTTTTTAACATGATTAAAAACTATAACAATGCTGTTAAAGATGACGATAAAAATACACTAAATCCATGGATAGGTGTACTTTTTTTATTGGTATTACATGTAATATTATTTATTGTAGCTTTAGTTTTGTTAATAATTAATCAATCACGATTAAAAAATAATATTTTCTTATTTTTATTATTAGCTTTATTTTTTACTGGAACATTTTTACCTATAATTAGTCCTATTATTATAATTATACTTATTTTTATATTAAGAAAAACCCCTATTTCAGCTTTTAGATTTTAAAATATTTTTAGTCTGTATATTTAGATTCAAACAGCATTTTCATATGATCTAAATTTAAGATTGAATTATCTCTTATGTGTATAAGTTTTTCTCGTTCATTAAATGTTTCTATCAATGATGGTGTCTTATCTAATATTAATTTATCTCCATATGAATACTCAACAATTGAACTTAACTTTAAAAATTTATTTAAATCTTTTGGAATTATTAATTTATTTCCTGTTGTAAAACTAACAAACATAGAAGAAGTTATAGTATGACATTGTCTTTGCATATCGCAATTAATACTACCATTTGGTATATAACAAATATAGGTTGATTCAGTTAATAATTCATACAACTTGGTTGCTGGAATATTTTCAAATATGAATATATTAGGTAAATTAACATAATATTTATAATATTCATGTAGTTGTTTATTTATAATATATATATCAAAATCACTCGTATTATCTATTAGTGATAATATTGTATTATTATCATATGGAATTGTGCTAAACCCAAGAAATGTAATTATTGGTCTTTGTTTATTACTTAAAAGCTTTATTTTATCTTCATAATTTATATATTCAAAAACTGGAAATGAATATAACTTAATATCCTCTTGAAATGGTGCTATCGGTATATGATGTTTAATTAAAGGCCTTCTATTCTTATAATAATGATCAATACAAACTACATTTTCACTTATCATATTTTCAGAAATACTTGTATCATCATCTGTTAAAAGTAATACAAATAGATAATCTTGTAAATTACATGGTAAAACATCTACAACATTAAACACATATTTTTTTCTATATAATTCTATCCAAGATTCATCCATGTGTTTCAAATATAAATCAATTTCAATATTATTTTTGCTACAAAATTCAAGTATAAAGCCACACATTTCATAATGAAATGGATACCCATTATATGCAAGAATTTTTATAGGTAATATTTTTTTTTCTCCCAAATCTCTTTCAGTAATATTCATTTATTATCCAAAAATAGGTCTTTAAATATTTTAATTATAATAACATTTTAGAAAACTCTAAAAAAAATGCAGAAAAAAATCTCGGCAAAATCTTTTGGCCACACACACAATTTTTGTGTGTGTAGATGAAAAATATTTTAGACTTTTTTGAAAACTTTTTTTTAAACAATCGTTATACCTGAAAATAAAAAAAATACTTTTTATGATAAAGTAACATAAAAATTCTCTATTGTATTTTATTGGTAAATTTGATAGATTTTATTAAAATCTCATATATTTTAACAAATTACCATACATTTTAACAAATTACAATAGATTTTACCAAATTGCATTAAAATCAGTTTTTGATAAAATTTTTTATTGATAAAATATCTAACAAACTGATTTTAATGGATTTTGGTAAAATTTAATAAAATCTTATTTAAAAAGAAAGATACTAATATAAAATGCAAAAGTGTGAATATTGCGATAAAGAATTCAAAACCTTATCATCTTTAAATTATCATAAAAAAACAGCAAAATACTGTCTTTTAAAAAGAGGTAATGTTGAAGAACAAAAAGAACCTAAAGATGAAGTATTTTTTAATTGTATATATTGTAAAAAAATATTATCTAGTAAGCAAAATCTAAATATACATTTACAATCTTGCTTGCCTAAATATGAATTTTTATATAAGGAGAAAGAAGAAGAAAATGAAGGATTGAAATCAACAATAAAAACACTTGAAAATCAAGTTAATGAATTAAAATTTCAAAATAAATTATATAAAGAATTATCTAATAACACACAAGAATGTATTCAATCAATAGCAAAACAACCTAAAAACCATACAACAAATAATCTTATTCTTTCACCAATAGATTTAAGCCAAGAGCACATATCAAAAGTTATAGCAGAAAAATTTACAAAAGAACATTTCTATGATGGTCAGGCTGGAGTAGCTAGGTTTGCTTTTGATAATATTCTTAAAGATAAGGATGGCAAATTAGCTTATGTATGCACTGATGTAGCAAGGCATATATTTAAGCATGTAGATGAAAATGGTGAAGTAGTAAAAGATGTAAGGGCAAGTAAATTAACAAAGAAGCTTACAGCAGATGTAAAGAAGATGTCAGGCCAAATAGTTATTAAAAAAACAAAGGAAGAAGAAGAGGCTAAAGTAAATTGTTCTTTTTTTCTAACAAAGAAGATGGAGGAAATATCTAACATAGATGATGATAATTCAAAGTTTAGAATAGAGCTAGCAAATTTAACTGTAGAAAAATAATATTTTTAAATAAAAAAATGATTTTTACAGATAAAATTTTTTTGTAATAA